TTGCAAAAATGGATCTTTTAAAAACACAATTAGACAAAATTAAAAGATTAGGCGGATTTGAAAAAATAGTTCCAGTAGAAGGAATTGTATTTGTATATGGTGGTAATACATATAAACTAACTGGAGCGTTTGCTCCGCTAAATCAAATATTAGGAACATTAAAGTATTCTAGATAATATTTATATAAAATAATATAACAGGACGTTAAAATGGCTAAATATAAACAACCAAAAAATGAAAAGCATAAAGCTAGAAAAGATTTAAAAGATTACACTATTGACAAAGAAGTCAAAGGAATGGTACCAAATGCATCTGGAGAGCCAATGCCTGAAGTTCCTAGAAAAGACGATAAAGAAGTTATCGATGATGTTGAAAACATGGTACCAAAAACAAAAGATGCTGATAGAGTATATATTACAAAAGATATGGAAGATGGAGATTCTAAAATGCCGTCTAAAGCTTTAAAACAATTAGTAAAAAATCAAGAAGAAGATGCAAAAGAATTAATTGATACATTATCAAAAAAAGATGGCGGATACATGACACAAATAGAAAAACTAACTAAAGAACAAAAAGAAAAACTAGTTAAAGAAATTGTAAAAATAAAAGTAACTAAATTTTTATCTGAACAAGCATTAAATACTCTTAAAACAGAACAAGATACAGAAGAGCCAGAAACAACACCAGAAGAGCCAGTAGCTGATACTCCAGAACCAACTCCTGCTCCAGCTGCCCCAGCAGAACCTGCAGATGCCCCTGCACCAGAGCCTGAAGTAGCACCAGAGCCTGAAGTAGCACCAGAGCCAGAAGCTCCAGTAGAAGAGCCAGAAGCAGAAGCTCCAGTAGAAGAGCCAGACGCAGATGCATCTGGAGATGTAAGAATTGAAAAATTTATTGAAGCATTAAAATTAAAACCAAGCACATTATTACAAGTACAAACGATGATGAAATCTATACAATTATTATTAAAAGAAAAAGATCCAAAACAACAAATACAATTTTTAGCTTTTATGAAAAAATTAATTGACAGATCATTACAAAAACAAGATCCTAATGATTTAGGATAAATTAAATTTACAATAAATTTTTATGGCAAATAAGTTACAAAATATAAAAGCTATCCAAAAAATGCTGGATGGAACTCACGCATTTCAAACAAAAAAAACTCACGGATTTACTGATGCTAAACAAAAAGCAGAAAAAAATAAACGTAGAGAGATTGGTGAGATATGGGAAGAAAAAATAGGTAATACTATTTATCAAATTGAACAACAAGATGGATTTCGAGTTAAAAAACCAAAAAACTCAGTAGCTACAGAAGTTAGATCATATTTAAATTCATATCCAAATTGTAAAAAAGATTGTTGTAAAACAAAATTTGGTCCGGTGGACGAAAAAATGCGTTTAATACATGGAATGTGTTTAGATTGTGTTATTGACATGGAACATGAATTAAAAAAACAAGGCAAATATGAAGAATATGAGCAAAAGAAAATTCGTGAAAATGCAGAAGCTTGGTTAAAGCGAGCAGAACAAGATGTTGATATGCTTAAAGAAGTATACACACAAGCTTCTAGTACAGTTATGAATGCAGACGGAATAGTAGAACATTGGTCAGCAAAAATGACTCCAGACGAATTTGAAAAAACAATACAAACACAATTTGATAATTTTAAAGTAAAATTTTTAAAAAATTTAGAAACAAAAAAGGAAAATAATGATTAAAAAAACATGGAAACTTATAGCAGGTATAGTTGTTGGAATATTTGGACTGATTTTTATATTTGGAAAAAAATCTAACAATAAAAAAGCAGCTGAAGCTAAGAAAAAAATTGATAATAATAACACTAATATTAATAAATTAGATGGCAGTATCGAAGAAGTAAAAAAACAAAAAGTAGTTGCAAAGAAAAAAGTATCAACGACAAAAAAACAACTAGCTTCTACTAAAGCAAAAAAGGCAGCGCCTAAAAAGACAGCTCCAAAAAAATCAGTTAAAAGTGCAAAAGCAAATATTAAAAAGAAAATTAGGAAATGAAACATATTTTTATTATAATATTATTATGGCCATTAATTAATTTTAGCCAAATGCCAGATACTTGTTTTACAGAAAATGAAATTATAGAAATTTCAGAAACATTGGATTCATTATATTATTTAGATTCAATTAACAATGAAATTATTTCACAACAAGAAATATTGATATCTGAATTAGAAACAGTATTAAAATTAGATTCAGTTGAATTAATGTATATAAGTAAAAAAAATAATTTATTAAATGATAATATTGAATTATATATACAACGTGAAAAATATTTGAAACCAAAATGGTATGATAATAAAGTTATATGGTTTGCATCAGGAATTCTAACAGCAGTTGCAACAGGAAAGATGGTTGTCGAAGTAGTACAATAAGTGAGTAACAAGCAAAACATAAAAAAAATAATACAGGAGCAATATAAAAAATGTGCTCAAGATCCTGTTTATTTTATGCGTCAATATTGCTATATTCAACATCCAATTAAAGGTAAAATAAAATTTAATTTATTTCCATTTCAAGAAGAATCATTAACTACATTACAAAAAAATCGATATAATGTAATTCTAAAATCTAGACAATTAGGTATATCAACATTATCTGCAGGGTATGCATTGTGGTCAATGTTATTCAATGAAGATTTTAATGTATTAGTAATTGCAACAACTCAGGACGTTGCAAAAAATTTAGTAAGTAAAGTTCAAATAATGAACGAAAACTTACCTAGTTGGTTAAAAACAAATATAGTTACTAATAATAAATTATCATTAAAATTTGCAAATGGATCAGAAATTAAAGCAATATCAAGTTCTTCTACAGGTGCACGTTCTGAAGCATTATCATTATTAATAGTCGACGAAGCTGCATTTATTAGAAACATTGAAGAAATTTGGGTAGCATCTCAAGCAACATTATCTACTGGAGGTGGCGCTATTGTATTATCTACTCCTAATGGAATTGGTAATTGGTTTCATCAAACATGGGCTGATGCTGAAACTGGAGTAAATGGATTTGAAACAATTAAACTAGATTGGAAATTACATCCAGAACGAGATCAATCGTGGAGAGACGAACAAACACAATTATTAGGAGAAAGAGGAGCAGCACAGGAATGTGATTGTGATTTTATATCTTCCGGTCATACCGTTGTAGATGGATTAATATTACAAAAATATGAATCTAAATGCGAAGAGCCTGTAGAAAAAAGAGGATTTGATAACGGATATTGGATATGGGAATATCCAAATTATGAAAAAAATTATATTATTGTAGCTGATGTTGCTAGAGGTGATGGCGCAGATTGGTCGACATTTCATGTTATCGACGTAGAAACAATAAATCAAGTTGCAGAATATAAAGGTAAATTACCTCCAAAAGATTTTGGAAATATGTTAGTAACTATTGCAACTGAATGGAATAATGCGTTGTTAGCAATTGAAAATGCAAATATAGGATGGGCTGCAATACAACCAGCATTAGATAGAGGATACCAAAATTTATTTTATACATATAAAGATGATGGATATGTAGATTTAGAGGTTCAACTATTAAAAGGATATGATCAAAAAGATAAAACAAAAATGGTACCAGGTGTTTCAACTACTTCAAGAACCAGACCATTAATGATATCTGCCTTAGAAATGTATATGAGAGAAGGATCTCCTATAATACGTTCAAAAAGATTAATTCAAGAATTATTTGTATTTGTGTGGTTAAATGGTAAAGCACAAGCACAAGTTGGATATAATGACGATTTAGTAATGGCGTATGCTATTGCCTTATGGTTACGAGATACTAGTTTAAAATTAAGACAACATGGAATTGAACTAAATAAAAGAGCATTATCTCAATTTCAAAAATCAGATAATATAGTCTATACTAATAAAAATAAACCACAAAGTGATGGCTGGGATTGGAATAACGGTCAAGACAATGAAAATTTAACCTGGCTTCTGTAGTTAGTTATATTTATAATAAATTAAAGATAAAAATATGGCGTCGTTAAGAAAACGTTTACAAAACCTATTTAGTACCAATGTAGTAGTTAGAAAATTTGGAAAAGATAAACTACGAGTAGTTGATACAAATAGATTACAATCAACTGGTAATTTAGCTGCAACAAAAATTACTGATCGATATTCTAGATTGCATGGATCAAATCGTCATGGATATGGATCATATGGATCTGCATTCGGCGGATATGATTCAAACTATTATTCTCAACAAAATAGAAAACAATTATATACAGATTATGAAATGATGGATAAAGATCCTATTATTTCTTCTGCATTAGATATATATTCAGATGAATCTACATTAGAAGATCAATTTGGAGATATCCTGACCATAAAAACAAATAAAACACATATACAAAAAATATTATATAATCTATTTTATGATGTTTTAAACATTGAATTTAATATGTGGCCATGGGTTAGAAATATTTGCAAATATGGAGATTTCTTTTTAAAATTAGATATTTCAGATGAATTAG